AATTGAAAATAAGTTATTTTGGTTTTGGTTGTTTCAATTAATCGTGTTGGGTTAAAGGGTAGGTCCAGTAAACCGCATTTGTTTGTAGCGGCCGGTTTACTTTCGTAAAAATATAAAATAGTGGGTTAGGTGGGACGAGTTTCGTGTTACTCGTAAGCATGTTCTGGTGGAACAAACCTGCGTACCCTTGTAGCGATCGCTTTGACTTTTCCCATCTTTGTTCGTCCTTTGACATCAGGTAGGTGTCCTTGGTCGATCATGTTGAGGTACTTCGCCGAATGCGCTTCATCGACATCACTCGCCAGCATCATGAAATCAGCTCTCACTTCATCAACGTTGTTATCCAAGGAATTTTCAATGATGGATTGCATTTCAACGGAGAAGCCGAAAACCGCTTCCATGTGCATTCTGTCTTCATGACATGGTTCAATCTTTGTGTGTGTCAATTCGCTAATTGCTGCAACGCTCAGTCGCGCCAGGGTTTCTTTGTGCCAGTATGATTCTCCTCCCATAAGGTCAATTCCTTTTCGATGGTCAATGCTTTTGGTGCGCGTTAAAACCCAATCACATACAGGCCCAACAACTGGACAAGTCCCGTAGTTGTACTTGTAAGAAAGTGCCTTAGCTCGCAATAACGCTAAATGTGAGGTTGTTTTGTGTCCCATGTACTTGACTGGCAAACAAAAGAATTTTCGTAGAAACTTCGTGGGGCTTGTTATTATGTTATCTTTGAGGATGCTTGCGCACGTGACTCCGCAGAAGTTCGCGTCTCCATAGAGTGCATGTCGCTCAAATTTCAATCGGATTCCCAAATTGTCAATAAGGTCCTGATCTACTCTCACATCCTTGCAGATTCCATCATCACCCTCGACTTTACCCAGGAAATAATCGTCCACGCGATCGACTACGTCGCATGGCCTTACATGCGGAAAGACGGTCTTGGCGCAAAGGAAAGACATGATCAACAAATTGAGAAGGCCATTCGCCGACGAAGTCCAGAGAGCCCCTGACATGAGGCGCTCATCAACTTCTGCCGTAACATTGTTGAATTTGATCACATTCCTTCCTTTCATAACTTCCAGTAGCAAAGCGAGTTCTTCGTTATCGCCATACGGCCCGAGCACATGCTCAAAGGCTTCACGGACGACAACTCCAAAAACCCCTCTGTGGTGGGATTCGAACGCGCTGAAATCTGTCTCCATGACGGGCTCATTGCCAAATAGGTCACGAAGCATAGCGGGCCATTCTTTGGGGATCGTTCCCTTGATAAACCACTTGGTTGAAAACAAAGTCTTGTCAAACTTGTAAATAAGCGGTCCCCATCGAAGCTTCAGCTTGTCCGAATAGGAGTTAATACCCCTAGGTGCCTTATATTCCACATAGATCTCATCTTTGATGAAACTCTTGCACTCAAAATCCTTCGGGTCAAGGGGGCTCCTGCGATCGTATAACTCTTGCAGTGCATGCCTCCTCGCAGCGGGATAAGACGATTTGTCTATCCATTCCTGAGTGGTGATCACTTCCCCGGTGGCTTTGGGGATGTGCGTCTTGATGAAAGATCTGGCGTAATCTAGGAACTCTTGTTGCAAATGATCATTGGCTACTTCATGGCCTGGGTAGTTTACTTCTCCCGGCATTGCACATCCAACACGATGGATGCAAGCTATTTCCTTATTGATCGGATGCTTCAAGTCCGGCTTATACGCGGCTAGTGGAACCCCTTTCAGGTCGACTACGCGCACAGCGGGATAGAATCCCACCGTGCTGCGGTTGGCATTGGAAACGCCGCTCCAGTTGTAGTGTGTAATTTTCAGGGAGCTTGTGGCGTTATTGACCTTGATCGGGTGGTCACCTGCTAGATATCCCCCCAAAGTTAGCAGGCTAGTGCTTTGGGGAGCCCGTTTCCCATCTTCGCCAGGAATTTGTAATGGCGAGTCATGTAGTACTCCAAGAAATCAACGACTTGGTGTCTAGCATGGGATTCGGGGGTGTTATGGCTTCGGGACAACTCCATGTATTTTGCTTCAATCGTCTTCATTTCATCCGCAAAATTTGGTTTGAAGTTGCATTGGCTCCTCTTCATACGGTAGAAGTCGCAGTCATTGTAAGTCACTGGAATGATCACGTGCTCCTCAAGGTCGATTTTGATAGCGTGGTATTGGCAGTACCGGGGTCGCGACCTTAGTGTGTAGGTTTTGTCGTGCGGATCTCGTTCATCAGGTTTTTCGTTGTTGTCCGCTTTGCAAAGGACGTAATTCCGGCGGGTTTGATACCCTATGTAGTACATTGTGTCAGACGGCATCTTGTTATGGGGGCGCTTCAAACCAACATGTGCTTGTCGTTCATTTTGGTCGTTGATGAGCTGCCTCTTCTCCCCCGTCATCTTCTTCTTAATGCCGTCCCACTTTCCTCGTACCCACCGGCCGACACGTCGTGCTCTGTTCATCTTGTGAGCATCATTCTTG